GGGTTATTCTTGAATGGTGTGTATCTATCATAAGAACCTGGTTTCATCATAGAACCACCACCATACTGAACAATAACATTATCCATAACATTTACATTCGGATGGTTTTTCATTTGTTCAATATAACCTTCTCTGTTCTTCTGTAATTGTTCGATTGGGGCGTAACCCTTCTCGTTCATGATACGTTTGATATTCATCACCAAATTAAGTAATGATGGTGAAGTCTCCATAACCAACTCTTCTAAGAAACCTGGTTTGTTTTTAAACGCCAATAATAATTTGTTAGCGACCAAACCTAAGGCTTGTTTGTTCTTAGCAGCAGGTGAATTTTTATCTAACTTAAATAAGTAATTGATTACTTGGTCAACACTAACTTCGTTTGCCGCGTAATTAGCTGAGTCAACCATAGATATTAATTGAATGTCTTCAGGTGAAAATAACTCTTTCGGTGATACCACTTGTGAAATCGTTTCAACGTTTGAACGTGAGTGTCTGAATGATGTTGATTTAGTGTCTTCAGCACCAGCTTGTCTATCGTGGTGGTCAGTATGGATAACAAACATTGGTTTACCGTGAGCGAAGTCAACCAATACTGGCATCGTATCACCCTCAGCATCGTTCTTTTTTACCGCAAACTCTTTGTCTCCGTATTGGATGATGTGAGCGTCAACAACTTTAATTCCGTTGTTTTCCAAATACTTTTTCATGGCAATTGCCGTTGTAACACCATCTAAATCTTGGTGAAAATATATCTCAGCTTTAGGATATCTTTCAGCAATTTTTTTAATATCCCTTAAACCACTTTCTTTTAATAACTTTTTCATATGAATTATTTACCTAATAATGAACCTATCAATGAAGAGAACACATCTCCACTAACTTTATTTGTTACGGCTTGTTTAGCCATGTTACTTACATCAGAACCAGATTCTGATGGTGGTGGTGGAACGTCACCCATTTCTTCATTCCAAGTTTTTTGTGCTTCAGGTGTTTGTGAATATTGGTCCCATTTTTCCTCAGCGTTTGGAACTTGTTTAAGTATTTCATCAGGACCAACAAAGTTAGCCAAACCTAACCAATCTAAGAATCCAAGATAAGTTTTTGTTCTCCTCATTAATGAACGAGTTGCGGGGTTACCACCAAATATTCGTGGTACACCAGCAGAAAGTTTTTCACCTAACTTAGCGTCAGATTTCATATAACTTAACCAAGAGTTCTTCATTCCTTTGTGACCACTAAATAACTTACCTTGCTCTTTTTCCATGTACTTCATTAACTCTTGTTTTTCAGCAGAACTTAATCCCTTTTCAACATTAATTAATTTACCATCTCGAACTACATTAGTCGGCATTTTAAGTTCACGGCTTGCCTTTGTGAAAATACCCACAAATTCTTCAACAGACCTAACTAAAGGTGCTCCGATACCAGGTATTTTACCAACCGCAGTTTTTAATATTTCTAACAATTTACCACCCCAACTTGGAGCTTTCTCAACCATCTTTGCAACAGGACCTCCAGCAACTTTAGCCGTCTCAGCTATTTTAACCGCGTCACCAGCAACAACAGCGCCTCTAAAAGCTTTAGTTGCGGCACCACCTGTTTTAAGTACACCCACAACAGGTTTAGCAATAGCATCACCAAGTATAGGAATTACAGACACCCATGATAAAACCGCATATAGTTTATCACCTTGTCTCCAGTAACTAACACCATTAATTAAATCAACAACACCTGTTGGGTCAAAGATACCAACAATGTCACCTAATGTGTTATACCACTTATTTTCGTTAAGTTGTTTGGCTTGTTTTGGGTTAAGGACTTTCAACATTTCGATAACAATGGTCTTATCATTCTTATCTAATTTGGACCACTTTTCCTCAATTACTTTTGAATACTCTTCTTTGTATATTTCAAGAATTGCATCTTTAACTTCAGATTCAGTTAATAATTTATTCGTCATGACATTTATTTTAATATAAATATCATTAAAACAAAAAAGAGGACTTTATTTGTCCTCTTCTGTAAATTCAATTTTCACTTGTTTCTTTTCATCCACAAAATGTTGGACTCGAGCTCTTGCGATTTCAGCGTAGTTTGGTGATAATTCAATACCTAACCATCTTCTATCTAATGTCTCAGCAGCAACCAAACTAGTACCTGAACCTGCGAATGGGTCCAAAACAACATCGTTCTTATAGGTTAAGATTTTGATTGCTTTGGTTGGGATATCCATTGAGAATGTTGCCTTAGTTAAGGAGCGGGTATCGGCAAAATATTTCCATTGTCCGAACACCAAATCAATAAACTCTCGTTTCTGTGTTTCAGCATAGAATGTTTTGTTTCTCATGTTACCATTCTTATCCTCAACTTCACCAAGTTCACCAACCCACTCAGGAGTCCCTTTAACTTTTTTAATGTGATGTTTCTTATAAGCTAAAACAACACATTCTTTTGGGTTGTAGATATAAGGTGCTGATGGACTCATCCAAGAACCCCAAGCCGTTGTACGACTTCTGTGTGGCGATTCTTCTTCAAGGTCAACAATCCCAAAGAACTTATAACCAATCTTTTTCATAATCTGCCAAACCTCACTAACAATGAATACACGACCACCTTTCGCTTGTCGATTAATCTCGTAAGGAATGTTTAATGCGATACGACCATCGTCTTTAAGAACTCTAAAGGCTTCACTCATCCATTTCTCAGTAAACTCAAAGTATTCTTCAACCAACATGTCATCTTCATGGACATCGTAATCAATACCAACTCCATATGGTGGTGACGTAACAATAAGGTCGACACTTCCCTCAGGGAGTGTCTTCATAACTTCAATACAATCCCCATTTATAATCTTACCAGTTTCTATCATAAAATATTTTTAAAAAGTATAGGTGTTTTTTTACTTAGATTCAACCATACTATATGCGTCACAATCAATTTTTTCACTTGACTTACATCCAACTAACAACATAGATATAAGAACACCAAACACAATGGTTATTATTACCGTTGAATAAAATCCAATTTTGTATGAGAAATCAACTTGTTGTTTTGACTTACCTTGCCAGTCCTCTTTATTCCATTTCATTTTAATAGGTATTAATAATTTTTAGGCCAACCCAATCTTCTACTTTCTTGAGCTTTAAGTTCCCCTTTCATCTGTTCCCATCTACCTTTTGATGTTGGCTTTAATTGTTCAGGAATTTGATTCCACTCACGCTCCATTTTAACCTCAATCTCCAAGTGAGCAATTCTTTCTTCTAATTGTCTTTCTCTTCTGTCCATGTTTACTTACTTTCTAAGTTTTCAATCTTTCTCTTCAAATACCAAAGAGCTTTGTTTAAGTCTTGAAGCTCTTTATCAGTTCCTTTCTTACCAGCTCTTGAGATGTATTTTACGGTATTCCCTAAATGGAAATCTAAATCCCATGCCTCAATAACTTTAATCGCTTCATACACATTATCCTCACCACCATAATGGGTTGGGTGATTAACTTGGTCAACATTTGGTGTCGGACACATGCAAAGTACGTTAGCACCACATTCACATTCTTTTTTCATAATTTTGATATATAGTATTTACCTAACTTAAATGATTTTCTTTTACCGATTCTATGACTAAATCTTGGTTTTGTGGTGACATTTATACCACAACCATTGTCACCAAATTTGATGTACGAGGTACTATCACTAGTACCAATTACGATATGATATCCACCGATGGTGATTATTTTTTGGGTTCCGTACCCGTCAATCTTATACCTTTTGTACTTTAACCACGTAGTATCCTTCGGATATCGGGCTCTCTTCAATTTGGTTTTCATCTATTAGTAAGTTTAAAATTCTTAGAGTCTCCTCCTCACTCTCTTTTAAGATGTACTTTGAAATGTAAGAGATGTGGACGGGTTGTCTTAGTTTAGACATCAGGAGTTTATTCTGATTTGGTGTCATATTGTTCTTTTATTTTGGTTTTAATTTCTTCGTCAGTTAATCCTTTTTCATACCATCTCCAAACATCAGATGCTAATCCATCCATAAAAATAAAGGCATCAGCCTTAAACAAATCATCCAAAGAACGACCTTCTTTTAGGTGTCTTTCGATGGTGTCCTTACTTACAAATCTTTTGTGAAATCCCATAGTTACAATAATTTACTTTCTTTACCAATTAAAACTTTCTTCTGTTGATTGATGAATGCCAACACCTTTCTTTTGAACATTGGGAGTAAAGTTTCGTCTATAGGGAATAGGTCTTTACAGGTCATTTCAAAGAGGGGGTATTTGTCCTCACCATTCTTTTCATATGTTTTAGAAAAAGTAGATAATAGTTCAGGTATTGTCAAATTATTTCTTGAACCTTCGTAAATTAATTTCGTACTGGTTCGATATTGGTTAACCGTCTTGTAAACTCTCTTTGTTGTATACATCCATATATACACAACATCATCTTTATCGTGATAAAAAAACCCACTCTTACTTCTTAAATTACCTTTGTTTCTTTTTGGTATAATGTCGATTGAATCGAACACTATTGTCCAAACTGATTTGGCAAATTGAAAGTAGTCGTGTAATTGGGGTTGGCTGTTTTTAAGAATTTGATGATATTCAACAATTTCTTCTTCAGTCAACACAGGAATGTCTTTAACTTTTAGGTCAGTTAATAATAACTCATCATCGTTAGTTAAGAACTTCTTCTCGGTGTATAAAATCTTATTTTGATTGATTAATGTTTGGATATTACCTAAATGTAAAGACAATTCAATAAACATCGGATAGACTTCCATCCGTTCTAAGTGTTTATTAAGTTTTTGGAAATAGTCTAGTAGGACGTATTGTTTTTGTTCGGCGTCCAATATACCATCAAACAACCAATCGGTATCCATTAAAAACTCAACCTTTTTATTTTTTCTTTTCTTTTCCATTCTTATTAGAAATATAAAAAGGTTTATTGAATTATGTAGTCTTACTCGACTCTCATCACATAATAAAGTACTCCGTCCTCACCTCTGACAGAATCATAACTTCCGTCGTAACTATTCATAATACCCCAACCATCGTCGGCAACTAAACCTTTGGCCAATTCTTTCTCATCAACGAAATTTTTTAACTCCATACCATACTCTCTAATATATTGGATGGGGTCTCTTTTAACTTGATATAATAGTTCATCAACTTTGTTATCAACCATGTCTTGAGTAACTTCGTCAGGAATAATTTCATCCTTCTCTGATTCCAAATCGTCGATTAGGTTTTGGAAGTCGACATACAACTCATCATAGTCTTCAGCTTCAGTATCTAACTCTCGTTGTTGACGTTCATAATCTTCAATCTCAGATTCAATTTCACTAATTCTTCTTTCTTGGTCAGATGTTAATTCGTAATCACCCTCAGCAAAGTAAATTTCAGGATTATTCCAAACATCGTCTTCATAAAAGTCTTGGAAGTAATCTGCAACCTCATCTTTATCAACGTATTCATCAATATATCCTTCTCTAAACCCATCTAAACCAATATCCTGAATATAATCTTCTGCGTATCGTAATGCTGCG